CCGTTTAGCTTCTTTTGTATGCCTGTCCAGCCCTCGGCATAGAATCGCCCGTTAGAGCCGTTATAGGCGCTGCATTTGGCAGGTCTTTTGAAGCCTAATCCATTAGTTCTTTCATCTTTTTCTGCTTTGCGAATATCAGGAACATAACCAGCATCAACCTTTTTGTTATAGCGTGATTCTATTCTTGAAAGCACTTGCTCCTCAAGAGTTCTTCCAGCTAATCCATCATCAACAATTTCATCTGAACAAACTGACTCTCCGTCAACTTGTCCGTGCTCCATGTAAATGATATTGTCCTCGTTCCATATAGACCAAAATCTGATCCTGCCTCCTGCATCCTTGCAGAATAATTCACGAAAGTTTTCACGTTGCTCTTTCATTATTGTGTATCTCCGATCTGATCGTACTCATTATGATAGCCATCTAACGCATCACATATTTTGCTTATTGAGCTTGTGATTGCAAACGCTCCTTCGCTAAGCATAACTGACACTTTAGATAAATCTTCATAATACTGAACGCAAGGCTTTGAAGATTTTGCAAAGTAGCCAACTTCAAAAATAGTTCCAGTATCTCGATCACCTAACACTGCTACCATGTGCGTACATGAATCCATAGCGTTTAAATTACCTTCATAGATTCTTTTGCGCTGAGACATTTTTTCATCTGGACACATTTCATCTAACACACCTTCTGCGCGTGGAGAGAAATAATGAATACCTTGTTTGGATAAATGATTTTCAATTCTCTCTACAATCTCAAGCTGTTTAGGTGAAAAGAATGGTGATGCAATATATACTTTTGGTTTCATAAGACTAAGCCTCTCCGTTATTGAAGCCAGCTATCTCGTCAGCCCAAAATTCTGGACGCTCGTCAGCGGCTTGTTGAAAATACATTTGATTTAATTGATCCGTAGTAACGGACTTTTTATATAACCTTGCATGAATAGGACAAGGCGCATTAGGATCTTCGTCAGTATATCGCGCCTTAGCATCTCCGTCATAAGGACACTTGCCTGAAAAATAACAAGGCAAAGCTGACTCTCCTAAGTGCAAATATTTTTCAACCTTATTAAGCAAAGGACTCCATAAATTATAGTGCGCTATCCAACAGCTTCTTTTCGTTAGAACATCACGCCAGTCCTGCTGCAATCCTGTTACACAAATATCAACAGGCATTTCATTGTCCTGAAAAAGTATTGTATCACTAGACATTAAAGCCACAAGATTATCCTCTATTATCAACTGTCTATGCCTAGCTAGCTGCGCTCTTAGGCTAAGCGGTAGCCTTGCTGTTAGGCTAAGCACGTTACCTACAAGCCCATCCTGTGGAGTCATTATTGGCTGCAATAAGCTTTTAGTTTTATATTCATTTGTATGCCTGTATTCAAATCCAAATACATTCCCTAACAGCTCTTTTATGGCTGAAACTGAATTGTCAAGAACAGGAGATAAATGAGAGTATTCTTTAGATAAGCTTTCAAAATATTTTAACAACTTTACTAAGTCTCTCATTGACATATTAACTGTATACTTAGTGTTAGCCATGACAGGGAGAATTTTTCTGTACTCATCTTGACGCATACCCATAGACTGAGCCTTTTCCATTCTGTTTCTCTGACGCTCGTAATACTGCTTACACTCAAGTGGAAGTTCTTTAGGATATGTAAACTCTAACACGTTTTGTACTCTGCTTGTTTGCGCCCACATAACATGATTCCTTGCGCTTACAATTATCTCACGTTCGAGAATTGTTGACTCTATGAAAAGAGTAGCCATAGGAATCTCATTAACAGGCAAATCTAATTGCAGGATTTCATCTAACGGTATAGGTGTGTTATCAGGCCTAGAATTATTCCAAGCTAGTATCGAAGGATGAACTTCATTTACATTCGTTTCAACTACTTCTATTTTCATTTTAGTTTCTCCAATATCTGATCTAACATTATCACAGACTCTTGCCTTTGAGATGATAAGCTAACATCATAGCTTTTCTCTATAAGTTCAAATCTTTCATTAACTATTTGCATTAGCCTTTCAGGTTTGCCGAAATTAATAGTTTTGTTTCCGCGCATTACAACTTCATCATGCGCTTTGTAAACAACGGACAAAGCGTCTGACAATTCTACTATGCTGCCTGTTTTTTCTTTCTTAGCATCATACCAGTTGTCATAAAAAGTAACTTGGCATTGATTTGAAATATCAACTATTGCTCTAGCAGACAAAGACTCCATCAGCTCTAACATTTCTTTGCTGCTGTATTTTGTAGGTCTTGATATATCACCTGTTGATACTTCGTCCATATCATGGACTAAACATTTTTCTAACAGCAAGCCAATGTCAACTGAGCCTTTCCCTCTCTGCCTCTCTATTTCTTTTGCTATGGCTAAAGACATAATAGCTACAAAGCCTGTATGCTCTAACACATTCTCTGGCTTTGCTAATATGCTTTGTGAAAAGCGTGTGATAGATGCCATAGCACCTAACACACTAACTACTTTTCTTAGTTTCATGCTGCCTCTCCTTCTTCTTTATTTGGTTCAGGCTCTAACAGATCAGGTGTTAGTTTTTGTATATCATCTATCACCATGTAGCGATTGCCTTCCCATTTAACATGAGCGCGAACTATAAACCAATCCTCGTCAACTACTGCCGTTTCAGCTAAGTGGCGACCACGTTCTTCAAACTCAAATCTTCCAATCTCAGCCATGATAGAATCAGTATCATCTTCTAACTTTAACGCTAGCTCTAAGGCGGGACCATCAACAAGTTTGCCGCCACGTTTTTGAACGTTTACATATTCGTTCATATCCCTAACGTTTTTATTCTTTAGTTTTCCTATAAAACAAAAGTGCTCACCTTTGCTTCCTATAACATCTTGTATAAGGCTTGGTGGATGGCTAAGCCCATACAAATGAGGACGCCTATAAATATCACCCCAGAAATGATCACAAGGATAAAGAATATCAAAAGGCGTAACAGGATTTGCTAACTTATTAACTATAGCTGGAGTCCATTTCTCCTCTCCTGTTCTCATCTTCTTTATCTTTCTAGCTTTGGCTATTCCTATTCCATGTAGGTTCATTAGTCCACCTAACACTTTACCATTGGCTACTGACCAGTTGATATCAGACAAGTCTGGATCTAACGGGCAATATTCTATTCCATCATGCGTTGTTGCATCTCGCAAAATTTTAATAGAACTTTCCTCATCCTTCTCATTGTTAAGACAAGCAACAACAAACTCAAGAGGATAGTGAGCTTTCATATATCCTGTCCAATAACTTACTAACGCATAGGCTACGGCATGAGATTTATTAAAAGCGTAGTTACCACCATAACAAACTTCACCCCAAATGAATTCAGCTTGCTCTACAGTATAACCATTTTCATCAGCGCCTTGCATAAACATTGCTTTATATTGTGCAAAGTGTTCTTCACCTAACGATTTTGATAAAGCTTTACGGACTTTGTTTACATCGTTCCATGACATTTTTCCTATCTCTCTACAGATATTCAAAATCTGCTCTTGATAAATAACAATACCAAAAGTTTCCGATGTTACTTTCTTATGAAGTTCTCCATAGTAAACTGGTTCATCTTCGCCTAGCCTATATTTTATGTAGCGAGCTGCGCCTCCTGAATACAATGCTCCAGGACGAGCCAATGCAGTTATAGCAACAATGTCATTAAATTCTTTTATGCCCATCTTTTGTGTTAGGTTCATAAGAGAATAACCTTCAAACTGAAATATTCCATTAAGCCTACAATCATCGAAAAGTTTCAAAGTCTTTTCGTCATCTATAGGTAAAGAATAAAAGTCAGTATGTTTCATGCCTACCGATTTTGCACAGTCTTGAAGTATTGATAAAGTTCTCAAACCTAACGCATCAATCTTTAGCAAGTTGAAATATTCAGCTCCATACTTGTCAGCCATGATAGTATCATCGCGAGTGTTCACGCCACAGTAATTGTGTATAGGGTCGTTACAAACAATCATTCCTGCTGCATGTGTAGAGTGGTGAGATGGATGCCGTTCAACTCTCTCTACATTTCTGATGTTAGGATATTTCTTGATAAACTCTTGTCCTGGAGTTGTTGTATCAAATGTATCCATCATACAATATCCAGCGCGAGAGTCACCACCTGACCTTTCAATAATAGCGTTCTTTAATTCTTCCGTTTCTGCTCTACTAATTCTCAAGCCCTTAGCAAAATCGTTAATCGCTCCTCTCGGCTGCATCTTTGAAATATTTGCAACGTGCTTAACTTGATCAGCACCATAGTCATCTGTTAGTTGTTTGATAACTTGCTTTCGTTGCGAATCTGGAAAGTCAATATCTATATCAGGCAAGTCTTTCCTGTTTACATCAATAAACCTTTCAAATAAAAGCCCGTATTCTATAGGATCAATTTCAGTGATACCGATTAGATAACAGACTAACGATCCTGCTGAAGATCCACGGGATGGTCCGACTAACATTTTCTGTTTAGCTTTTGATATCATATCTGCTACAACAATAAAGTAATCATCAAACTCTCGCTCTTTTATGAGCTTTATTTCTCGCTCGTAGCGTTCGCCATATACTCCTTGCGTTATGTCTATGCCTCGCTTCTTAGCTCCTATCTTGCATAGATAGTCAATTGACTTGTTCGATTTTGATTTAATCATAGGAGCGCGAGGTAAATCATACTCCTCTATTAGATCCGCCACAACATGAGTGTTAGCAACGGCTTCTTGAATTTCTTCTTCAGTAACATAGTTTCTATGTCGCTGATATCCAATCCATTCTTCTGTTGTAAGTATATGCTGAGGATGTGTACGCTTTTCAGCGTTAGGTCTTCCAGGACCATTATCAACTCCTATCATTAATTCGTAAGTAGAGTGATCATCTTTTTCTACATACCAATTTTTCTGAATCGCAACGAAAGGAATTGACTCCTCCCTAGCTGCTTCTATTACATACTTAGGAGTTGACTGCGTTATCGCAAGATAGTCCAAACGTTTTGTAGTTTGTATATCGTCTGCAATAACAATAACGTTATCACTTATCTTAGCAACGTCAGCATGAAAAGAAAGATTGCCTCTCCAATAAAAGTTGTCATAGAAAACTTTTGTCAGTGCATATATTTCTTTTACTCCTTCTTGATTCTTAGCCAAGAAAATATACTCGCATCCGAATTGTCCGCGCGGCTTAACTTCTTTGGTAGCATCCTTAACAACGGTAAGTCTGATTCCATAAATAGGTTTTATCTTTTGCTTCTTACAAAGTGTTTCCAATTCATAGAATGCAAAAGTATTTCCAGCATCAGCTATACCTATTGTGTTATTTTGTATGCCTTTTTCAATAACATCTTTAAGGTGTCCGAATACTTGCTTAAAACTATAGCCTGATTTCAAAGCTAGGTTTATCATTTCTTTTTGTTCAGTCATTTCGCTTCTCCATTTATTTTTAAAAGCCTTCAGATAAAAGCCATTTGTAACATTCAAAAGTTGCTAACACATCAGCTTTAGCTCTGTGAGCTCCTTCGTGAGTTTTTCCAGTTGCCTTGAAATATAACTGCGAAAGTTTAAGCCTTTTCTTTTCTATCGGATATGACATTTCAACAGTGCATATTTTATAATCAAATTCAGGAAAGTGTTCTAACACTTCATGTCTGCGAAAGTTATGCCTAATAACATCGTAGTCAAACATTACATTGTGACCGCCGATTGTATCAACTTCTTCGCATAATTCAATGAAGTCTGGAATAACATCTTGAAATTCAGGTTTGCCTTGTAGCATTTCTTCAGTTATTCCAGTTATCTTTATTATCTCCTCTGACAAAGGAACTGGAATTGAGACTAACGTATTAACTTCGTCAACAATTTCAAAAGTCTCCTTGTCATACTTGCAAGCGTAAAGCTCTGTGATAAAAGGTTGATGATGTATATCTGCCAGTTCAGCAGCTAACAGTCCAGTTGTTTCTGTATCGACAAAGATTCCGTATTTCTTCATTTCTTATTACCTTTGATTTTATTGTCATACTGAGCGAGCATCTGAGAATAAACGGCAAGGTCATCTAACGAATCTTCATGGCCGCCGTTCTCAAAAGTAACGGCATAACGAGTTAGCTTAGACACGATCATTTGAAAAATGCCGTATCTGTTTACATCTTCTTCAGTTTTCAGATCAGGCATTTCTCCATCAAACAATGCAAGCATGATTTCTCCGCGCCTAAAAGCTGCATCCTTATACAATCCGTTTCTTTGATCATGTATAGATTTTAATTTGTCAAGCCTATCGCCTAACGTTTGTTCTTTTGCTTTAGCCATTATGCCTCCTAAAAATCACTTAGCTTTTGCACAAGATGAAGATCAACTCCTTCTGGCGTCACTATTGTTGCAATCAAATATTTCTTTCCAAATGAGCTTGTGCTGTTTTTAGTCCAGTATGAATAGCCTAACGCTTCAGCTTTTTCTACTATAGGCTTTATATCATCTACCCTATAACCAACGTGACCGAAAACATCTCCAGTATTATTGAACTCTTTTCCATGATAGTGTTTTAGCTCTATCATAAAATCAGTTTCTGGATCTTTTAGAAAGTAAATATCACAAGGCGGATTCTCAGAATGCCTTGGATCATGACAGACAAATTCCATCCGCATGACTTCTTTATAAAACTCAATAGACTTCTCAGGATTGTTAGTCCTTAGCATGTAATGTTCAATGTAAAACATAGTTTCTCCCGTTAGTTAAGCGCCGTATGGAATATCACAGCCTGATAAATAAAAGTGACGATCTTTTGTAGATAAAAGAAACGCAATGAATTCAGCTACATTTTCAGGCGGAGTTTGTTCGCCTGTTAGCAAAGAACTATTCTGATAATCGTCCGACTGATCTTTAGTCCATCCTCGAACCTCAGGAACTTCATTATCAATTTGCAATGACATATCAGTTCCTAAAAGCTTGTTAGGACTAACGCTGAAAATAGTCATATTATATTTCCTTGTTAGCTCCCTAGCCATTTGCTGAGTTATCATTTTGGCTGCTGCTTTGCTAGCGTTATAAGCAAGCGAGCAACGCATAGGAACATGAGCTGCATTAGATACTACATTGAGAATAGTTCCGCCGTTAATAGTATTGGATAGATTGTCAAAGAAGCACTGCGATAAATGAACCATAGCGCGAGCGTTTACATCCATAATCTTTTCATAGTCAGTTGTTTTTAAATCCTCGAACCAACAATTCATATTCATGCCAGCACAATTTATCAGAGCATAAATATATCCATAGTGGATTATCTCATTAACTTTTTCAGCGGCTCTGTTCATAGAATTTAAATCTAACAGGTCTGCTGTTACTACTAAATCAACTGCACCATCAAGAATTTCTTTTTCATAATCTGACGGATGCACAATCGCAATGATACGGAAATCGTCACACTGATTTTTCAGCGCTTCGCAAATTTTATATCCGAGTGAATTTTTTCTGGAAGATCCAGTTATTATAACGTTTCTCATTTGTCGCTTCTCCAATTGGAATCTGTACGGAAAAATCTCCGCAAAAATAGATTTTGTATTTTACCATATAGGGCAGTTGATTGCACCATAGCTAAATTGTTATTGGAAGCTAACATCAACTTTGCATCTTGATTTTCAAATCTAATATGCAAAACTGGATCGAAACTGCATTGTTCAAAAATTGATCAATAATAACTGGTTAAAAAATGAGCAGTTAAAAATGCACCAAATCAGTGCAAATAACATGCGCTCTAGGACGCTCTAAAAGCCGCCTAGAAGCAACGCTAGCCAGTACAGGTGAAAGCGTAGCTCTGGAAGCGCTTTCGTAGCTTCTAGCTATGCTAGGATTCGTTTAATAATGGATTGCTCTATATGCCAGTGATAGCAGTGGACATACTGGCTAAATATAGGTTAGTGGATACTAACTTAGTTAGTGGATACTAACTTAAAGAAAGGACTTTTCATTAGGCATAAAAAAAGGCCAGCTCTAAAGCTGACCTTTATAACACTTTTGATATTGCTGATTATTCTTCACCAGTACCAAGCTTGTGCATTTCCTGACCGAACTCGATGATCGGATAGTAACGCTTCATATATTTCGCAGCAGCTTCTTCCGTTTTGCAATTCTCGGAAAAGAAGTCTTCCACTTCTGCTTTTGTGATCGCAGGATTTTCTTTGACCAAATCGAAAAGCTTTGTGCGGATTCCGCCAGTCGGAGCGCGTGGGACTTTTGGCAATTCGATTTCCAAGTCCTTTGCATAACGCTTGATAATTTTCAGCGCTTGCGAAGTAGTAGTATCAGCAACTTCTTTTTCAATACGCTCCAGCATTTCTTTGATTTCGTCATAAGTTTCGGGAGCGAACTCTGCGTCCTCAAGGATCGCAACAATTTGTTCCTTACGCTTAGCAGAGGAAATCCTTAAACCAGATTCCTCCATTACTTTCTTAAACAAACGTCCAGCAGCGCGGAAAGGAATTCCTTCTTGGATAATTTGCACTAGCATATCATCATCAGATAGTCCAGCTTCAACACCTGCTTTTACAATTTCTTCAACTTTTTGTGAGTCGGTCATTTCATTTTGCTCCGGTAGAGTTTCGGTTAGTGCTTCTGCGATTATATCTAACGCATCAGCGATTGTCACTTTTGACTTTAAAGTGATTTTGTTTGCCTTGGCGATTTCTTGGATAGTTGCTTTTGCTGGTGCTTTATCCTTGTTGTCAGTATCGAGAATAAATTCACCAGCGTCCTCATTTGCTTCTACGAATTCGCCTTGACGCAATGCTTTAAAATTAGAGTTGATTAAAATTTTCATATCGCTTCTCCTAAGAGTTTAGTTTTAAGTTAAAGCGGCAATCTATAGGCATTGCCGCAAAAGGTTTAGCTACTATATAGCTACTGTTTAAAATTGCAATAGTTTAAATGCAAGTAAATTTTAATTCCTGAATTAGAATCAGTTTTCATTTTTCAGGATGTTCAAGTGACAAGTGACGATCCCCCAAGTCGTCCATTATGATTGTGATTTTAGCCATCTTATTCCTAAGCATGGAAATGATGTACTGTTTCCGATTCGGTTTTAATTTGTCGATCATGAAATGGACATGCTCCTCAACATCTTTCATTTTCATGTTACTCGGAAAAATATTGTCTTTTAAACTCCTATTGAACATAAGCGCTTTATAAGTTTCCGATTTTAAAAAGTCGTAATCGTTTTCACTATGGTTTGAAATACTCATTATTGCATCCTCATATCGCCGTTATTTATTTTATCAATTATTGTTTGCGCTCCATAGGTATATTCGCGCTTTCCTTTTCCGAACTTAGCTTTGAACATAATCTTCTTTCTTTCCTTAGAAAGTTTTTCATCGTGCCAGAAACTAACGACTTCCCAACGGTTGTTCTTTTTAGATTTAACCTCAGCAGTAAACTTTGATTTCAAAGGCTCAGGCAAATCGGCAGAGCTAGGTTCATTAAAAGCTGGCTCGGGATCTGCTAACACTCCTTTTAAGTTCCCTTGCTTACGGTGTTCCTCTTTTTCCATTTCTTCTTTTATTAATTGGCCTATAGTCTTTTGCTCAATAAGAGTAAGACTATCAGCAAATGAATATAGCGATGCTATATCCATTTTTGTTTTTGCTGATACGTTCATAATATTCACCTATTTAAAATTCATATTTGTATAATTGTTTATAGACTTAATAGAATTGTCATCTTGCAACGTATCTATTAACGCTTGTATTAAGGCGACCTTTGCTCCTTCTCCTAAGGATAGATGATCGCCATTGTTTATGATCGGCATAATATCTTCCCCTGATATTATGATTTTGTTTCCGCCTCTAACATTAATCGTTTTCATTTTATTTGCCTCCTAATTCATTGTAGGCATTTTGCAATGCAGCTATAGCAGTATATTCATTATAAAGCTCCGGTATAACAATACACTTAGTATGACCAGCTTTGATTTCATTTTGCAGATTAACAGGCAGCTTAGCTTCACTGTTAATTTTTGTAGTCCTACCAAGTCCCCAGTCAGGCTTATAATCGGATATATACTTTGCAGCAAATCCGAAAGTCCTATAAAAACCTAAGTGAGTCATTGCAGCTAAACGCTCCATTGTTAAAGTCTCATTATACTGCTTTATAACGATTGAGCTTGTTTGCAACTTGCTAGTTCCTACAAGCGCACCTTCCGAAGCATTGCCGACAATGATCTTGACAGACTTGCCAGCAGCAACAAGCTTTTGACATAACAAAACAGCTATGGCTGATCGCCAGAAAGAATCATTAGCATCCTTCTTAGCAGTGCCTCCGTTTTGAATAAACAGTGTAACAAGTTTATGCTTGCTGTCTTGTTCTATTCTAACGGTTTTGCTCCATGCTGTATCAAGTTGACCGTTGTAAACTTTTTCAATATCTAGCTCGTCACCTTGATCTGAAAAAGTTCTTTTGCGTTTAATTTGCTGTATAGACTGAACGCTTTCTTTAAGGCTTGCATTCTCTATAGCAGCAAGTTTGTCAATCTTGTCTTGCAAGTAAGGAAGAATATCACGATCACCAACAAGTGATTTTGTTATAACATCTTCATTGTTGCTGTTCGTTTTGCCTAGCCAGCTTCCGCCTCTTGGATTGTATCCGCCTTGTAGATGTTCTGACTTTCCTTCCATTCCGTATGGAGTAGAAGCAAAGTCAAAATCTAACAACTCAGTTGCGCTGTCGAAGTGCATCGAAACAGTTTTCTCATTTTCAAATACGTTCATTTTTATTTCTCCTTAACAATTCTATTAAGCTGCGAAGCGATTAACTTTACATTCTTCTGACGCTACTCCGATCACTCGAAGTTCTTCAGCGCTCCAGTCTGCAAAGTACATTTCAGCAATTTCTTCTAACGTCCATTCTGCGCCTCGCATCATGTCAGTAGCGTCTCTCAAGAATCTTGTAGAGCATAGCTTCTGAAGTTTGTGAGAATTGATTGCTTGTCTAACACCTAAGCCCCAACGTAAAACGTTTTCATCGATCAGTTGTTCCTCGATTTGCTCAGAGTAGTTCATCTCAATAACTCCAACTCTAAAGCGATCAAGTGTCGCTGCATCTAACGTATTCCTTGCGGTATACATTGCATCAGCTCCAGTGCCAAAAGTATTTGCAGCAGCTACCGCAATGAAGTCAGGATGCTTCTTAACAAACGTATTCCCTATGCGGCTTGCATTATGAAATCCATCGTTTGCTAATGCTTGGTTCATAAAAACTAAAACGTTTGCATCACTAGCGTCAATCTCATCGAACAAAAACACTCCGCCGTTTTCGTAGATACGAACAAAGTCAGATTCAACATACTCGAACTGACCAGATTTACCTAACGGGAGAAGTTTGCCTGTAAATGCTGTTTCACTTACGCCAGCACTACAAGACTGAGAAGCGAAGTCTAAATCTAACGTTTCAGCTATTTGCGCTGCAACGTGAGTTTTACCACATCCCGCTGGACCAACTAGCAGGATATTTTTTCGCATGTTTGCTAACGAAACCATTTTGGCGAACTTCTCATGAACAACGCCTTTGATTTCCTTCTTCTTAGTTTTGCCAACTTTAACAACGTGCTGAACAACGTTGTATTTTTTCGACTCTCTTTCAACTGCTTCTGTAAATGCAGTATCAACCTTTTCAACTAACGCTTTCGCTTTTTCTTTGAAGTTAGTGTCGATTGTATCCAGTGCAGAATCTTTAAGAGCGTTAATTTCATCAACGACAATTCTTGAAGCTTCTTTAACTGGCATGACATTCTGAACAGTAGAGCCACCATCAGGCGCTTTGTGCTCAACAACTAACGAATAAGCTGCATCGTAGTTTTCAGGATCGTTCTTTTGAAACGATGTTAAAAGAGAGCGCATATCCTTCTGACGGTTTGGCTGTTCTTCTAACTTAACTCCTAAGCAGTCAAGCATCATGCGGAGGTGAGCGAGGTTCATTTTTTGGATAGTTAATTTAGACATAGTATATTTACCTTTTTAAATTGTTTAATGTTTAATGTTGATAGTTTAGTAACTATCGCAAAGCGCATTTTTTCAAATGCGCTTTAAGCTAGCGACTAAATCATTTCCTGTTTTGCTTCCCATCTTTCTATCGCTGCATCAGCCATAGCGCATTGCCTGTCACTTTCTAACATATCTATTATGTATTTGTCAGCGGCTTCTGATTCTTCATCGAACTCCTCGCCATCGAAAAACAAATCATAATTTTCAATGTTTTCTATTATCTTTCCATTATCTAAAGATAACGCTTTCTTTATGTAGCAACTATGCAATACGAATCCTTCGTAAAAGATTCCTACATCAGGTTCAGCTTTTTGCCACTCGTAATCAATTTCACAAAGTAGCTTAACTGGGAAACATGTTTCGCCATCTTCATCATTTTTCTCGAAAGCATCAACGTCTAGTTCTATATAATCGGTCATAATATTTTTCCTTTTGTTTAAATGTTTAGTTTATTTAATTTCTATGAAGTCCTGACTGTCAGGCTTATAGATGAGTTTTATTTTTGATTCTTTTCTTTCGTAATTGTCTTGACAAAATTTTCTAGCCTTTAAAGATTGCGTAGGACAATCGAATATTTTTCCTGCCATATCCTCAGCCATCTCTAACAGTTCTTCCATACTGCATCCAAAGTGTTCGTCTTGAGAAATCATATCTCGAACAATTAATTCCATAATCTTGCAAGTTAAAAATTCATAATTGTTTTTCATTTTTGTTTTCCTTTGTTTAGTTGTTTAATATTTGCAATTCTTAGCGAACCATTCAGCGGTATCAATCGCATCCTGTTTATCATCGCCAGCATAATAATTAGCATCATCATAAGTTTCGCCATTTACTGAAACATAATATTCGTTCCAGTCTTTGTTGTAGCGAACCTTAACTTGATCGTTTACTTTGTGGATAATTCTATCAGCCATGATTATTCTCCTTAAGCAATTAAGCGAGTGATACGCTTTTTAATTTTTGTATTTTTAGGTTGATGATGATAAACGATAACTTCGGATCCTTCCTCTAGCGTTTCAACTATCGTTCTAGCTAAGTCGATAATTTCATTTTTTGTAGTGTCTAGGATCTTACCTTTAACTTGATTAGAATTGTCAGCGGATAAAATTGTGTATGAAAATTTCATAATAGTTTTCCTTTTGTTTAGTTGTTAAGTTGTTTAGTTGGTTTAGATAAACCGCAAAGGAGACTTGTTAGTAAATCCCCTTTGCGTTTCACCTAACGGTGAAACCGAGTCCCGTTGCATCATTTCAGCGCGGCCTATCCTCGTTTGTAGAATCAGTTTGTTAAAGAGCAATGCAGCGGCTAGCACTACATGTTGATCATATTGGCCTTTTTTCACAATGGCCGCAACTGGTGAGCACTGTAAAAATTACAGTGGAGGGCAAAAATGAGCTTTTTCCTATAGTATAAAGAAGGAAGACTTTCCTGATTTTGCTTATGAATCAGTAACTTAGGCCACTTTTGGTCATTTTTCGATCAATTATTACAATTCAGTAAGGAACATTACAATTTAGTAAGAATTGTTCAAAATCCCATCAATCATGAAAATTTGCACTTTTTGCAATTATGTGATAGCGAGTGAATTTCTAAACGATTTCACTATGTCGGATTTAGTTGAATTTTGCGTTTTGTATTCGATCATATTTTCCATTCCTATCAACAAGAATTTGTGTAGGCGTTAGAAGATTCTCCTTGAATCGAATCAAATCTGATGCTGTCCTTGCTCTTTCGCATCCGTTCATTGTGCGAAACTTAATCCAATGGTTAGCTAGATGCTTAGGATATCCCTTCGCCTCTGGACAAACAACTTCACTAAATGTTGAAATCCCTGAGTGATAAGTAACTTTAACAAACTGACCAGCTTTCTTTGATTCGCAAAGCTCATATTCAACTTTGTCAACTCTAATCCATTCAGGTTTTAAATATTTCTTTTCCTCTTTTTCTTTCTTTTTAATAACCTCCTCTTTTGCGGCTTCCATTGTCAGCTTTTCTTTTATTTTAAATTCATGTCCGCAATTAACGCATTCCCTAGCAGCGCCATGATTTATGAAATCGCATTCTGGACAGTCTTTTGTTATAGCGTCTTTTGATCCTTTCTTGTCTCCTTTTTGTTTTATCTTGATATCATTTATCGGTCCGAGCCTTTTTGTGTTTCCTGCAAAGTCTAGGACTAACGCGTGAGGTTTGCCTCCATTCTCTATAGCGTCTAATCTGCCTTGCTTTGTGTCTAAGTTGTATCCTTTAGCGTAAACAGGACGTAACGCTCTACCTATGGTTTGAACATGAATTATAGGTGATTTCGTTGGTCGCATCATTAATACTAGATCAATAGCAGGAAAGTCAAATCCAGTAGTAAGAATATCAACATTGATTAACACTCTATATTTGCCGCGTTTGAAATCTGCAATTACAGAATCACGGCTTTCTTCCATTTTGCTATGAACAACGCAAGCAGAAATTCCTTCCTCTTCAAAATAACGCTTTATGTTTTCTGCGTGTTCAATATCAATAGCAAAGCATAGCCAGTGCTTATATTTCTTTCCAAAGTGTATTGATTCTAGGACTGCTGCGTGAGTTATTGCATCACGGTTAAACTGCTCTGATAGATCCTTTACATTGAAATCACCTCCTGTTGTTTTAGCCTTAACATCAGCGTTAGGTGTATTTGCATCATACATTTTCAACTTTGTTTTCTTGCTGAAAATTTCTACTAGGAATCCTTCTTCTATTAATCCTAAAAATTCTTCATGCTGAGTGTAATCAACTGCAATGCAATCAAATAGAGCATCATCACCTTCATAGATATATCCGCCTTTTGTGCGGTAAGGCGTAGCCGTTAGACCTATTACAGATTTTGGCTCTAACTCTTTTATAAAGCGTCTATAGCCTGTTGATTGTTCAAAGCTAACTCTATGAGCTTCATCTATTAAAACATAATCAAAATAAGCAAATTCTTCAATAGAATTTAATGCAGACTGAATTCCAGCTACCGTTATTTTTCTAACAGTTTTGCTATCTAGTCCTGCGCTGAATAATCCTATTTCAATTCCGAAATAATTTTCTAGCGCTGCATGATTCTGCTCAAGAATTTCCTTAACGTGAGATAATATTAAAACGTTAGCTGTAGGATCTTCATCTATTATTCTTTCAGCTATTCCGCATAACACTATTGATTTGCCGCTCCCCGTTGGGAGAGCGACTATCGGATGCTTGCCTTGTAAAACCAAGCCACAAGTTTTTGTGACTGCGTCATCTTGATAATAACGTAACTTAATCGCATCAACTATGGCTTGATTATAATCAGACATTAGGCTTGCTTTCCACCTTCTTTCTTGCGGTTTTCAATTTTATGATCGGCGCGTTGAGAATTATACTCTAACTTCTCAGCTATAGCGCCTCCGATGTCAAGACCATAGCCCTCAGCCATATCAAGAATACGGATAACAGCATCAGCCAATTCAACTTCAAGCATTGGTCTATTCGGTAGATGATCATCCATCATATTTTTTCTTCCACCTTCTGCTGCTTCTGCTACTTCAGTAACGATAAGCATAAGGCGCGATAAAGTGAAATCAATGTTAAGCTCTTTAGGCTCTCCTGTTTCAAGATCCTTCCACCAATTTTTATTCAGTTCGTGTATCGTTCCAGATAACAATGAAATTGTTGCTGCGATTAATCCACTTTCTTGAAGTTTCTTTTGTCGATCTGGATCGTTTTTCTCAAGATCATAGGCAAACTGCTCGATCTTTTCATCTATAAAACTAACGGACATATTAAGTCTCCTATTCTACGTTTTCAATGTTCCAGCCTAGCTGGTATTTATCACAGGCTTTGCGCTGTTCTTCAGGTGTTAGGTTTTTGCCTTTTTGTTTCTGGCAAGACCAAACACCATCCATTTCAATATCTACAAAATCACAAGTTCTGCAAGTTACTGACGGATTGTTTATGCCGCGACAAACTCCAGCTTGATCGCAAAAACCGCATTTATAGAATCCTTCTTCATACGCTCTTTCTGGCATAGCATCTGACATGATAATGCTTTGCTCTTTTCTAACTAAATCCTCAGCAAAGCCCTTGTCAAATTCAATTCTTTCAATATGCAGTTCGCTTGTATTTTTGTTTAAGGCAATAAATAGCGTTCTCGTTAGCTTCATCTCTCGCATATAACGCTGAGTTTGTGCATAGTAAATTGGATGATATTTTTTCAAGCCTTGCTTAACTAGCTTTTTAAAATACTCCTCTTTCATTGTTTTTATTTCTAACAGATGATCTGTTTTTGGAGCTTCTATAACGCCTCTGATACGTCCATCATTATGTCCTTTGGCATGACCAAAACCACCGATGAATTCCTCTTGCTCTTCATCCTTATAACCAAAATGCTCTACCTCAGTTCCATCTTCTAACACTCGAAATACTTCCATTCCAGCATCTTTTAATTGCTTGATAATTATCTTTTCAAATTCATGGCCTATCTCGAAAGTCCTTTCCATCTTTGCGCTATGCTTTTTTCCAAAGTTAGCCCAATGAAAACCTAACCAAAGCT